ATCCATCAGTATTTCCGTTGACATATCCTAACTGCTCGTAAGGTGCCGCGAACACATTACTTGCGTAGTTATCTGCATTTTTGCAAACCCACGCTTGCTTCTCGTTAATATTAAGACCATCTACAAACTGCCAAACATCACCGTATAGCGATTCTATGCCATGATAAACGAATGATTTTTTACCATCTGAGTTTGATGTAGGGCTGCCAACGCTTGTGGTTATGGCAGAACTAAACCCTGTTTTCATGCCCGTATTATACAGTCTGTCATTTACGGATAAACTTGCCACCACACCATCAAAAGTTATTACGGCATTTCCTGCGCCGCCTGAATCGTTTGCTCCTATTGCCGTTATTGTTCGTCCGTAAAATCTCTGATTTCCGCCTTGCGTTGAGCCAACTGATATTACTTGTCCTACTGCATATAACGCGGCTGTTGCATTTGCCACTATGGCTGTGTTCGTGTTTGTAGTAGCTACTGTTATCAGGTGCGTATCCGTATATTGGCCATTTGTATATCCCGCAACTATACTCTGGCTGTTTATCGTTGCAAACTCTATCAAAAACAATGTCTGCAATAAATCCATAACATGGATGTCCATTATCTGATAACCTTTTATCGCGCCAATATTATTAGCTTTTGCCATATCCCTGAACTGTACTATATTTTTATTTATTAAAGGATATGCGTTAGCTTTTGATTCAAGCTTTGTACCGTCCGTGGTAGTGGCTACATATTTACCCACATCAACATAATCAAGTTCTAAGCCTGTCGCTTGGTTTTTAAAGCATTCTGGCAGATATGCTCCTGTAAATGGCTTTCTGCTTATCTGTCTTGATTTGTAGCCACTTGCATCAACCTTTTCAATATACATCTTAGGAATTCTTACAAACACATTGCCGTAGCTGTCAGCAACCTCCGTAAAGTCTTTAAACAACGGCGTTAAATCAAATTCGTTGTAGGCTTTTACTGCATCAACTCCTGCGTTTGCTACTGCGCCCCTTGCGTCCTGCATTCTTGTTAATGTTGGGCTTGAGCCTTTGTTCCAAAAACAGCCATAAACCTTGTACTGTTCCTGAATAATGTTTTCCAATGTTTCGTGATTCGCTGCAGAAGTATCAAATTTTATACTCATAAATATACCCCCTTAGCTTATAGCATCTAAAAATTCGACTTTTAAAACTGATGTTCCGTCACTTAAAACATATAATAAACCTGTGCGTGGGAATGTCTTTTCTCCGGATGCAAGTTCAGGACTGTTTACTGTTGCTGGTCCTGCCCCACTAAAATATAATTTGTCTGGTCCAACATTATGAATTACTGCACATCCGCAATTCAAGTTCAATGTAGCTGCTACTGTTACAGTTTGTGTCATATCACTAACCGATTCGTATGGTGATTCATTTATGTTCATTGTATTTCCTCCTTGTATTCTAATTTATTCTTAAAAAAAAGGAGAGCATTTAAGCCCTCCCTATTTTATAACCACTCAATAACTGCGGTTAATGAGGCTCCTGCTAGTGAAGTTGCCGCCCCGGATGCTACCTTCAATGCGATTGAATCTCCTGCTGCTAAAATTGCTGCTGCAGTTGTCAACGCTGTGATTGTCTGGTTCGTGTTTATTGCAGCGGTCAAGTCTACGGTTGTAGCCATTGCTGCTGTTCCTGAACCGGGAGCTGTACCACTTGGCACTTTTTCAAGTGTGAGCGTTCCAGCCTGTCCCGCTACTGTTGTATGTCTTTCATAGGCCCTCACGATTTTACAAGGATATGGAGCTGTGAAAAATATCTTTGCTACATCAGCGGCAACAAATGTCGGAAACGCAACAATGCTTCTGGAACCCGGTATGAACTTTTCATCACCTAGGCCACCATCACCATTAATGTCTAAGTTAATTCCATATTTATAGTTTGAACCCTTTTGAACATTTTTAGGCATTTATAATCCTCCTTTGTATGAAATAAGGGGCATTTAAGCCCCTATTGTTATGCGGTTGTTCCGTTTGAGAATATGATTGGTCTTGCATCCCCAAACCCTACGGAGAAATCTGTATATGGAACATATCTAGCTATCAAAGGATTGTCTAAGTTTGTTTCCAGAACTGTAGGCCTTTCCACATACACTATTTTGGCAATTTCTGGGAGAAGGTTATTGTCTGCTATGGCCCATTGTGAAGCTGCGAATCCATCGTTTCCACCTCCGACAACTACATACTTCAATCCTGCTACCGGGTTAGCTCCATTCTCGCTTGATTCAGGGAGAAGTTTTGCATCTGCTCCACATATTTCTTTTGCTTTTGGCTCTAATTCTGGGGAGACCAGAAGTATTCCATTGTTGTTGAAATCACACATGAAAGGCAAGCCATCTGGTGTGAGGAACCTGTTTGCTGCGGTCTGAGCTGCGGTCAATGCTGCAACACTCAATCTGCTTGTAACAAGGTTTGAGAATGTGCCGGAATCTGCATCTACGATTGAAACTCCGTTTGCATCACCTTTGGATGCTACTGGATGGTCTGTAGCGGCCCATGATTTTCCGTCTCCACCTATGTAGTTTGCATTGTAAGCTCTACCAAATAATCTGAGACAAGCAAGGTAAACAGTCATTGAAGTTGAGAGTGCGGCTCTTTTACCGATTTTCTTTGCCTCGCCTGACTTGTCTACGTTTTTATAACGAATCTGCAGGTCTATGGCAGCTCCCTTTTCCTGTGGAGTTAAGATAGTAACGAATCCTCTTTTGTTGTTAAGCTGTGCAAGGTTCGCTCCATCATAATTCGGCAATTCTCCATAACCGCCCATTCCTGCCATTCTGTAGTCGATTGACTTGGAATCTTCCTCGGACATTACCTGCTTAAATATATTTACGAATGTTTCGTAGTTATAATCAAATGATTTCTGGATTAATGGAAAAAGGTCATTCTTCCATGCACTATTGATATTGCTGGGCATAATATCACTCCTAAATTTTTATTTTATTAAGCTCTTTTGTTTCCTAACTGGTGCAATGCTGCTGTAAACTGAATCATGTTTCTATCAGTTTCAGAACAAGATGATACCATGAAAGGAATTGCTGCTGTTGCACTCAGGATAAGTTTCGATATTCCTGAATCAAGGTTACCCTTCTGGAATCCGATTGGAGGGAATACTGCGAATATATCTCCGGCAGTACATCCACCAGCAATTGTTGCTGTAGTTGTGAGAGTGCCTGTTGCTGCTGTTGAACCTGTGATAGGGTAAACAGTTCCTATTGCATCTGTGATAACAGAAGATGCTCCCTTTTTGATAAGTTTCATCTTACCGCCTGCAAAATCCGCATCCACTCCGGCTGCTATTGTGCTTGCTACAAAAGTTGTGGTACTACCTGCTGTAGCGGTTATCTGTGGTGCCGGGCATTCAAATATTGCCGTTGGAGCATCACATACCTTTATTCTTGTTCCGTTTGCTCTTGGGTTAAGTGCATCCGCTGAGCCTGCGTGAGGTTCTGCAGCTACTCCTAGGATTGCTCCGGTTTCACCTGCGGCTGCTAAAACAACTAGGCCTGCTGTTAATTTTACTACCTGTCCTACTGCTACTGCTGTTGCAGCGGCTATGTCGTATTCTTTAATGGAATCAATCTGAGCTCCATTAGCGTTATAAACTGTATTCATTGACTATACCTCCCTGTTTTTTTACTTTCTGAGTGTTGATGCAAATTCTTCATAAGTCATTTTTTCTTTTGCGTTTCTACACGATTTGTTCCAATCATCCACTATGGTTCGCTGGTCTGCAGTAAGACCGTATGTATCATTCCTGCCCTTTTGCTTGCCTGAGCTTGTACTTCGCTCTAGGTTCGATTGGATTTTTGCAGCGGCTTTCTTCTCCGCTCCGTGGACATACTTATTGAACTTTTCATATACCTGTGAGACTGTAAGTTTTGGATTTGAGCTTTCCATAAACTCCTTGAAGTCCTCATCAGCTAGAACAGTTCTAAGGTCCACATCAGGATAATCATTCTCAAACTCACTAATTTGCTCAGCGGTTTCCGCATCGGCCTGAGCCCTTTCTTCTGCGGCACGAATTTTTTCCTCTTTTTCCCCTTTGAGTGTCTGCAGTTCTTTTTCCATATCCTTCATTTTCTTTACTAAAGCGGGTGAAGTTCCCTCGATTTCCTCCTGCTCTTGGAGGGCCTGCAGCTCTAACTCTCTTTGGCTTTCTTCTCTGGCTACCTTGATAGCCTCTCTGACCTCTTTGGCATTACCTTCATAACCTAACGCATTAAGTTCTGTTATAGTGCCTCTTAAATCATCGTAGTCAGCGTATTTGCTGCGTTCTCTGGATAACCGCTCCTCAACAATTCTATTTACCTCGGTCTGCTCCGCATCTTCAAATACAACTTTCCCTGTCTCGTCAATCATTCTACATTTCTCCCATCTTTATAGTCTTTGTAAGACTGATTTTTTTCCTCGTCTAGTTCCGAGTTGCCACCCTTTTATTCAGGATTTATACAATACATGGCCCTCCATTTAGGACCTGAGACTACTTTATTACTTTCCAGTCTTTTGCAAGAATATCTGTCTGGCTTGCAAGCCAAGGTACTACTGTTCCTGTTACTGTTTTCATGGCTAAATATTCTCCATAAGGAACCTGCTCGCCAAATTCTGTCTTGGAAATATCAGTTGTGGCTGGATGATTAGATGCTGGGACATGATATACAAACATTCCATTACCGTTCCATCCTTCTCTAGCTATTTTAAAACCCATTTCTGCAGCATATACAGCATATCCGAATGATAAGTTTACTAAATTTTCCATTTTAACATCCTTTCTTTGAACAATTCGCTGTTGGTTTTTTCTTTGTTGCAGGTTTCTTCTTAGTTGTCTGATTATTGACTGTAGGCGTTGGCGTTCCTGCATTCTTGGACCTTGCCGCCATCATAGCCATTAACATATTAGGTACACTTTTCTTCGCCATTTTACTGATTTCCTCCTAGTGCTTTGACTTGTTCGGCTAAAGCCTCTGGATTTAAGTTTAATTCTATCATAATCTCTTGCTGTTGCTGTGGGGTAGCATGAATAAATAATGCTAGTTCATCAGGAGACAACTTTCCATCTGCCTCTATCTGCTGAATCTGTTCCGGTGTTAATCCTCCGGGGGCGGTTTCCGGGATTCCCTGTGGGTCCTGTGGGGCTTGTTCTGGTTCAGTCGATACATTCCCTTCCTGTGGTCCTACTGGCACCTGAGTGCCTGCTGGTGCCTCCTGTGGGGCTACCTGTTCAATAGGTTCTAGCTGGCCTCCCATTGCCATTAATTCCTTGTTCTGTTTTACCTTAGCATCGTTGCTCAGGCCGCCTTGACTTTTAATTCCCATCTGGTCCATAACCTGAATCTGTGCATCCTGTGGCAAGTCTTGGAATGAGATTTGGAATCTAGGCATATCCTTGAATAAATAAGGCATACTCATCTGAGATTTAAAGAAGTTTTCTAGTCCATCCTTAATTTCCTTCTTATTAGGAAGGTCCAGAAGGTCAACCTGCGATTTTATCAAACTTACATTCTGGCTTGTGATAGGGTATTTAATTAATTCGCTCAATGCTTGCAGCGTGAATGACTTACTCTTGCTAACTCCCTCGCCTACCGCTATTTCAATATCTACTGTTGGGAAGTAATACACATTCTCGTCAAGAATCTTCTGTATTTCTTCATCAGTCTTGCCCTGTTCTACTCCCTTTGTAGCTAGTGCCTTGGCTTTTGCCTTGTCTGCTACCTTGTGATTGTCTGAATTGAATACTGTGGAATCATTAAAAGTACCATCATCCTGAGTTTCCTGCTGGCCACGAATCATTATTACCCTGTCGGTGTTGTAAAATTCAAGTGCGGTCCAGTCGATAAGCTCATAAAGTTTCTCAAAACCTGTCAATCTGTCGGCCTTTTTAATGTTTTTTCTCATATCCGCTCTTTCGTTCATCATGGCTATACCGGATGCTGTAGTTACCTTGGTAGGTTCCAGTCCATTATTAGTTAAACTATTGCCTGTTGTTTCCTCGATTTTCTTGTGGATGAACTCAATCATCTGCAAAGCATTGAAATTTGTACCTAGGTTTCCTAGCCTCCTTATTCCCTCAATCCTATTGTCCTTCATCTTAATCATGGCATTAGGACCTGTTGAAATAGTCTCACCTTCTGCAAGTGCGTTTGGCTCATAAACTATAATGTCTGCAGGCTGCATCATATCAATTAGGAGGGCTGACATAAATTCTCTGTCGGCTGCATCTACTAAATCTATGATTGTCTCTATTTCGCCTTTATCCCAAAAGCTCTGGTCTACTGGAATTTTGCAGTATTTGATAAAAGGATAACGCTGGTTTCCGCTGTTTCTAGTATTAATCCAATACTTAGGGATGTATTTAACTTCCTTAAAGTCTACCTGTATGCTGCAGGCTATGTCTCCTTCATCGTCTTTGTACCAATATTCGATTATCTGTACTGTATCATCTAGCATGGTCAAGTTGTTTTCTGACCTGTCGAATATTTCAGTATCTTTGATAAATCCATTACTGCCGCATTCATCAATGATGGCTCCATAAATTCTTCTTGCTTTCCTTCTATGCTGCCTGTAGGAATAAATGATAAATTCGCAATCGTCAATATCATAAGCTGAGTGGTCCGGGAATATGTATGCTGGTGCCGGATTACCTATAACTATATCTCCTACATAGCCGAACCCTTTGATTGTGCCATCAAACGCTACTTTCCAAAATGCGTTGCCTAGCTTGTTCAGGTTCCTTTCGTTCTCAGGAATCATCTGCTTGATTTTGTTGTTGTAGCAAATATACTCCATTACAGCTTGTCTTTCTTTGGCCTTGGCACTATCTTTATCATCGTCTCTGCCTCTAAATTCTGCCTGTGGGAGCGTTGCATCTATCTGGCTCTCTACCTGAATGAAGGGGTCCGGCAATACTGGCGGCACAAAGTTCCAGTTATTAGCTGCGATTAATTCCTCAATCTGCTTTTTAGTATAGTGTTCGTTATTGTAATACTCGTCTAGCCTTTTCCACTTAGTAACGGTCCCGGCCTTGTTGTTCTTTGAGGCATAAAAATCTTCTGAGCAACGATGTTCTCGGTCCTCTTGTGTGGCCATAGAATAAATATTGTCTGCTGGTGCGTTTACCGCTTTTTTTACTGCCTTGGTTACTGCCTTTACTGTATCTTTAACTTTTCCCATCAAGCCCATCCTTTCCCAGCGAATCCTATTGTTTTGAATTGATAGTGTGGTGATTTAAAAACCCTTATAACTTCCTTGCCGCATTTAGGACATACTGGATATTCATCATTCATATTACATTCGTGGTCAAATTCCCCATGCTCCGGGCATTTGAAACATTTTACTACCACCGCTCCACCTCCAATTTATCAATAAGTCTAGGTTTTAGTGTTTTGTTATCTATGTCAATTAATTTGAGTTTAATATTCATCAGTTCATCCCGGATAGCTTTGTTTTCTTCCCGGACCTCTCTAATTTCATCTAGTAGCACCTGCTGCATATCCAATATTTCTTTATTGCTTACCATCGGTTTACAGTTTCCTTTCTTCCTAGCCCTAATTTTTCAATCAGTTTTAGTTTTTTAGGTTTTGCCTCCGTTAATAGTGTAAAGTTTTGCTGGCTACGGATTTCATTTGCTATCATATCTGACAAAAGAGCATCATCATGTTTTCCGCTTGCTGCATCAGGCCTACCATTATCATCATATACGAATGTAGTACATTCTTCCAACATGACTATATCAGTAAATAGGTCAATGTTGTTCTCTATCAGGTCTATTGCCTTGTCGATTATGAGGGGGCGCGTATTCCCATCAGTTTTCCATCCGTATTTTTTCTGATATTCCTTGGAAAAATTATCATATTGTTGTCTCTGATACTGTCTAGGATATTGTAACCGCTGCAATTCTTCTATGGGGGCTGTGTTGAAGTTCATTTCTATTCCTATAAGTGCATCGTTGTAATACCTGCCTAAGCAATAGACTTGGTGTGTGTACGGTTTACTGTTGCTTATCTGCCATCTTAATGTAGCTGCTCTTTTCCCGGTAATGTTATTGATTACTGTAGCAGTATAAAAGTCCTTGCCCTCTCCCTTTGTATCACCGCCTATTACATAGTGGTAGCCCGGCTGAACATCCTCATACATTGTGATTACTCCGGCCTTGTCTGGTGTCCATGTAATTTTTTCATCAATAATTTTGCCTTTAGTGTCTCCATTATCCCATTGAAAACTGAATCTACCTTTTGCTGGGGGCTCTGTACTATAAAGTTTTTTCAATTCTTCCAGTCTCATTTCAACTTTCTGAACCGGGAATACTGGCCGGCCTGTAGATAGGAATGCCTCTTTAGGATATGAAGGGTTCTCCTGTTTCATTAAATCTACACTACCGTTACAGTCATTTCTTAATTTCCATCTGTACCATTTTATCTGTGCTGCAGATAGATTGAATAGGTCCACTATGCTAGTTTCGTATTCGCTGAGATTAGACATTATTTCTCTTTCTTCTTCTTTAGTTTCGCATGGTATCTGGTAATCAATATAATCGTGCCATGCAAAAAACATTGGTACCCAGTCATTCTCTCCGGCAACCGCTGAATCCCACAACTCTTTAAAAGCATTGTAGCCATTAGCTGTGCTCTCAATAATAACCATAGTTCCCGGTATAGAAGGTACCGCCTGCTGAATACCTGCAAGCTGTGTTTTTGGGTTCCCTTGATAAAATGCAAACTCTGATAAATGAACATAGTAAAAAGTATCGGACCTTCCTATACTGTCTGAACCTGCTGTCTGGATTTTAATCTTACTGTTAAGGCCCTTCTTGTTGCCTTTATAAAATGAAGGTATGTCAAATATAAGCTCCTTTGCATTACTAGCCTTTTGTAGGGGCTTGATTTCCTCCGGTAAATTACCATACATATATTTTGCCTTGTCAAAGATAGCGGAGGTAGAATCGTCTCTGTGTGCTACTACCAAAGAGTTTCTGTTTTCCTGTGTAGCTGTCTTTTTTAATATCTTGGCCTGCGTGTAGGTAGATACTCCTTCCTGTCTCGCCTTTAATACTATTATTCTTGCTGGCTTACCTTGGAATGTTAGTTCCTCTATCTTAGCATCTATCTGTTGCTGTATTGCGTTGGGTTCAAAACATACTGCCTCACCGTTTTTGTTGACTATTTTTATGTATTCCTTGAAAAATAATAAGTCATTCTCTAAGGCTGCGGCTCTGCGTTTTCGGGTTTCTATTTCTTTCAGGAGGGCTAGTTCTTTAATTAAATCTTCTCTCATATCTCTCCTTCATGTACATAGACAAAGTAACTTTCACAGTTCTTCTTAGTCATTACATCACCTTCTTTGCATTGTAGGTTTTCCATCTAGAATCATCCTTAGTCCATGAATACTTCTTGAGTTCATTTTCAAATATTCCCCAGAATCTATCATCGTCTTTAAAACTCATTAGTTTATCCGACTTCTTCCAAATGGTATAGCAGATACTTTTCTCGGTATGTCCTTCTTTCTCATATTCCTTCATTCGTGCCTTAACCTTATCCGTATAAACTACACCTATGTAATCAAAAGCCTGTAAATAACTTGTTATCTTTGTTGACATATCTAAGCCAACCTCCTTTTAATCTTCGTCTACAAGCAACATATAGCGTTCTATTACCCATGCTTGTAGTACTTTGTCCAACTGTTCTTTGCATATTAGGTATAAATCAAGGTTTATCCTGTTATTAGAGAAGTAATATAAAGGATTGAAATAGTATTCAGTAGTTCCTTTATTGTTGTGTTTAATGATAATACCTAATTTATTCATCTTAGTAAGAAATCTTCTGCCTTGCCTTAATCCCAATTCTAGATATCCACTTATCTGTTCATCTGTATATGCTTTTATTCTCCCACCATTGCCCCTGTAAGCTATCATATTAGTATCTGCATATACTTTCTTCGTAAGCCTTGTAATCTTCCCTAATTCACTGTCTGTTAGTTCCTTTGGGTACTCAACATCTTGAAATGATTTAGTGTAGTCCTTCTTATTCCAGAACAAATATCCTTCATCATCTTCAAACACACTCTTGTATTTAGATATCTGTTCACTTAACAATTCTCCATTTGGATTAGTAAGCCTTGTTGTTTTAATGTTCATGATACATCTCCTCTACGATGCACTTTTTTTGGTGCTAAATAGCTACTTTGATACCAAAAAAACGCCATTTCAAAATAGCACTTAGACTTGTTATATCAATGCTTTGCTCGTTTTGACCATGCAGATTTACCTTAGTGGTTATTACTAAATGTGCATGAAATTTATATATTATTTTTTTGTAATAGAGAAAACACTATTTATAATCTCATAAATTACAGATTATCACCATCCCACATTGAAACAGGTGCTTGTTCTGCCATGCAACCTTTAAGATTATCTGCTTCATAATAAAGCGGACAATCAGAACAATCTTCTTTATGTAACTTACATTCTTCTCTGATTAGATGATATATAGTTATCGCTTCTTCTCTTGTCATGGATTAGTCTCCTTTGTGTGAAAATGTGTTCGGTAGCTGGTAGAGGTATTTTTTTCGCTCCGCTCCCCGGCTTTGGTACCCGGTCTATGGGGGTGGGGGGGCCTGAACCTGAGCAATGGCACCGCCTCCCGGGTTCTGCTGCTGCTCCCTCCTGCCTTGGTTCTTCTGTTGTGTATGTATATATTATTATGTGTCATGCTGCATACAATGAAACAAAGGGCCCGGCCTGCTGCCGCTGTTCTAATTGAGAATAGCCGCATTAATAGGGAGATATAGCACGATGCACGATAATAGAAACGCTGCAAAGTCCGGGAACCGGTGGTATCACTCGCTTTGCAGTATGCGTTCCTATACAATGCGTTAAATGTTCATTTATCGTCATGTTTTAACGCTGGATTATTCCCCTTTGGCTGCTGCCTCTCGCATCTTCCGGACCTGCTCGGCTAGTTCCTCATCTGTCATATCAGTAATGTCTGCGTTTATGTTGGTGTTGATGCTCTCTACCTCCTGTTTATCTCTCCATCCGAAGTTATTCATCAGACTGAATTTTGCTCCGTTGCTGCCCTGTGAATCGTATAGCCTTTTCTCTGCGTATCGTTGGCATCTGGTCTTGGCCTGCGTAATCGCGTCTT